TCAATAAAAGTTAACATCCAATATCTTAACGTTTCCTTCGTTCTTTTCAAACTGTATACTCTCAATAAAAGTATTAACAAATTGCTTCTTTTCTAGCGGAGATAAATAAGACCAGTTTACATTTAAATTATTAATAATATCTTTCATTTTCTCGATGTCAAATTCTTGTTGTTGTGTTGGTTGAACGGCATCGAGTTTTGTTTTGATTTCTTCATACATTTGTTTAGTTTCCCTCATTCGTTGTGAAAACTCTTCATCTGTTATTAAATCATTTGACCACGCCTTTTGATATTTCTCACGCTGTCTTTCTATTTTTTTGAGCTGTGCTGTTAGTTGGTCAACTTCTTGTTTCGAATTATCTTCAATTTCAGGGATATGGTCAAACTTTATTGAATCAAAGTACTTTAATAGAGCTCGTTCTATTTTCTTTTCGCTGACTGCAATCGCTTTCCTTTTATTTAATACACATGCTTGGCAACGATAGTGATTACTTTCAACAATCTTATTATCGCGTTTTCGATAATACTTTGAACGTTCACTGGATAAACGATTCCCACATTGAGGACATATAATTTTCATTTGGAATAAAAAAATGCTATAGGTTTCACGTTTTTTGAAGTTTTGTCTACTCTCTAGTACCTTTAGAAGATGCTGATACTCTTCTTTTGTTATAATCCCTTCATGAGCCCCTTCAATAATTTCATCTCTCCATTTAACAGCACCATACAGAGCTGGATTTTTGAGAATATCTAATATACTCGCGATATGCCACTTATAACCTCTAATAGGTGGTATTCCACTGTTATCCATGTAGTGAGCCAATCTCCTTATTGAATATCCCTCTTTGACCTTTTCAATCATATCAAGCAAAACAGTTTTTTCATCCTCATTTATAACTAACCGGTCATTCGGTCCTTTATCAAACCCAAATGGAGCTTTAGCACTGTATTGTCCTTGTCTAGCTTTTTCAATTTGCCCCATTCGAACACGTTCTCCCAGGTTTTCACGTTCCCACTGTGCCATAGCAGCAACGAGAGTAATAAATAATCTCCCTATTGCTGTTGAAGTGTCATAAACCTCTGTAGCTGACTTAAACGTACAATTATGTTTCTCAAATAACTCTAAAAGCTTGTACAAATCAACCACCGAACGAGTAAGGCGATCTAAACGATATACAAGAACTGTATGTATTAGACCTTCTTTAATGTGTTGAATCATTTGTTGCAGTTGTGGACGGTTAGTGTCTTTTGCTGAAATACCTTCATCAACATAAAATTTGTAGTCACTCCAGTCCTGGACTTGGCAGTATGCTTTTAGTTTTTCTCGTTGAGCAGAGATCGAATATCCTTCTTTTGCTTGTTCTTCGGTTGAAACTCGGATATAGATAGCTACTGTCATTCAACTACCTCCTAAAAAACGAGAATATATGTTCGTTTTTGTGGTATTTAAAAAACCCAAAAATGGGTTTTTTAAACATTTTGTTTTTGATTTTGTGTAAAATATTGAAATTTTATCGAAGTTGTATTAATAAGCTCTAACTAGCATTTGTTTGAGGTTTAATATCTTTAATGGTTTTTGAATACAGTTGTTGGATTGCTAATTCTCTATTATATATTTCCTCTTCAATATTATTAATTATTGATTTTAGACTTATTAGCTTATTATCTTGATTAAAAGTATAAATAAATACAGCAAGTTCTCCAGTTTCTATATAACATTTAGTTATACCCTGTATAAAATTATTTTCTTTCTTAAAGTCAACAGAGATATAATGTGGTAATTTAACGTTGTCTAATAATTCATAAGGAGTTAATTTTGGACCGTAAATTTCATCATAAAGACGTTCTAATTTTTCATACATATTATTCACCTCTATAAAATTTATTCATAACCGCACGGAGATGGTATTCGATTTCATAAACATGAGATATTGCACGATCATAATCATCTAACTTCCAGTCACTTCTACTATCACCAATATGATGTTTTAATGATATATTAAAGTAATGTCCTAGTAAAGCACCATTATTCTTTGAAAGTTTATATAAAAATAAATATTTTTTAGGGAGTATAAATTTGTTTATTATCAAATCTTTACCATCAAGGTCTAAATTAAAGTCTACCAACAATTGAGGGATTAAATCCTCTCTTATTAGTTTATCTAATTCCTTTTTCTTTCTTTTAAGATATAGGTCTGGTCGCAAAAATCGTTCTTTATCATGAGCTTTTAAACTTTGTTGATATAAACTTCTAGCTTTTTCTTCAGAAATATCTAATAGTTTTTGAAGCTCATTTATCTTATTTTTTTCTTCTTCTATTTTTTGTTTCCGTATTTTTAATAATTCACTTTCAATAAAAGCATCCCTCTCTGTAGAATAGTCTTCTGACTCTTTAACAGAACCAAAAGAAATATCTCTTGGAGATCTATCAGCTGGATCTATAGGAAAATCAGTCTTTATCTTTTTAATAATGTCCCTCTTTTTAACTTCTTTTTTATAATAGTTCCATAATTCATCTAATCCTAATTCTTTATGATGTATAGCTGCAGCAATATTATCTTCTTCAGATAAATTTCCATTTACATCACTTTCTGATATCGAACGTAAAACACGACCTATAAATTGTGCATATGGGAGTAAAGATTTAAAAGGACGAAATATAGCAGCAATAGATAAAAATTTATGGTCATATCCTTCACCAAGCATTGCAACGTTAATTACTACTTCAACTTCATTTTGTTCTATTTTTCTAAATTCATTTTCTCTCTCGTGTTTTTCTAATTCGCTATGAACGATCGAACATTTATATCCTTTTTCCTCATATAACTCTTTTATTTGTTCTGCGTGCCATATGCTACATGCAACAGCAATTATTTTATGTGGATTATTTGTTTTCTCCTTTTTTTCTTTCAAAAATTTAATCGATTGCTCAACAATACTCATATTACTTTCTTTAGATAAAGCAACTGATCTTTGTATCCATTCCTCATCCTTTAATCCCATTTCTCTTATTTCATTTAATGTATATAACTTTTCAGAATTTTGATCGAGAGTTAGGTATATTTTTCCCGGAATATAATCGATTTTTTCTAAACTCTTTATATAGCCATATGCCATAGCTTTCCCTAAACTGTATGTATAAATTTCTTTACCTTCAATTTTTTTACCATCACTTCGAAATGGTGTACCAGTAACCTTTAAAACTTTAGCATTATTAAAGTACGACAAAGCTCTTTTCCAAGTATTAGCCTCTGAATGGTGTGCCTCATCGATAATAATAAAGTCAAAAAAGTCTGAAGGTACTCTTCTTAAAAGAGAAGAATCTAGCCTTTCTTGTAATTTATGAACATTAAGAATAATAATATCTGCACTATTTAAAACTTCATCAGTTATACTCTTTTCATATTCAATAACAGATGGAAGTTCATCGTAATTCTCGAATACTCTAGTAAATAACCAAAAGTTTTTTGAATAAAGGGGATCTAAAGAGCCTAGGACTGAGTCTCTAATAACAGTTTGGGGAGTAATAATTAATACTCTCCCTGCTGAAATCCCATAAGGTGCAATACCCATTAATCCAGTTTTTCCAGTACCAGTTGGAAGAACTACTAAAGCGTGTTCTGTATTTTTTCTTTCAACAAAATGCTCAAAAATTTTTTCATACGCTTCAATCTGTGGTTCTCTCAAATTCGTATTTTCGATTATGTTAGCGTTAGCTGACATAAAGTATGACATTATTTATTCCTCCTTATAAACTACTGTATTTTTAGTTACATATCCACTCAATACTCCCAACTCTACCTTTAACCTTCGCAAAGGCATCGACCCTGCGGTTAAAAATCAGCTCCAATCGATATTGGGCAAATTTCTCTGTAACCAAGAAATAATCCGCAATATCAGAGATAACGACCATCTGATCAGCGGCAGCAACATAAACATCTTCCAAGTACTTTGATGGCATCAACAAATAAGCAGACATCCGTTTCGCTTGATTCTCAGTTTTGGCTATGAAACTATGATTCATGTTCAACTGAGATATATGGTGAGCATATATATGGCAGAATTCCTCGGCAAGAAGTAATTTCTTTTCAATAGCATCTAAACCTGGACGTAAATAGATAACTCCCCGCCGTCCTTTTTGTCCTGCAATAGAAAATGCCTTTAATCCATCATCGACATCTTCATCCAGAAAAGGCTTGTCCAATGGCATGATTTTTATGCCGTACCGCCAGCATATTTCATACATGTCGATTTCATCTGGGTACTGATAATTAAAGTGGGAGAGGACCTTGTTGGCCCGTTTTTCCCAGTAATCGTTATTCGTTTCAGGTAAAATATCTTTTAATAACATAAATGTCATCCCCATTGATGTAACAATAATAAAATTCTATAATATAAAATTAATCCAAAAACCTAAAAGAGAAACTACAGACAATAAAAACATAATTTGTGTAAAACATCCTACAGAAGTTTCTGCCTTTACGTTATTTTTAGAACTTTTATTATCAGTTGAATCGGTAATATGAAAGTCTAGAAACCTTAAGTTATATTTCTTTTCTATTACACTTTTATCAATATTTCTATATGCTTTGTTAATTGCTTCCGAAATAAATTCAACTTGGTCATCAAAAGAAGCTAACAAACATTGAAATGCAGTTTCTTGATCCAGATAATGAAAAGGGAGGATCTTATTTATTTTAATCCAAGAATTCCTAAATTCATCTCGTAACTGATTTTTATCGATTTCAAGAATATTCATTATTCTTAATATATTGTCTCCCGTATTAGGGGATATAAATATATATTCAGGGGTGCTAATATAATCACCGTTATTCAATCCACTTAGCTCAACAATAAAAATTTGCAAATAATAATTTAACGATTCTCTATACTTTTTCTCTTTATATAATTGAGAAGCCATATTTCTCATTACAATACACAGTAAACCGTATTTTCGTTCAAGTTGATATTTTGCAAATGCTTCAGCAAATAATGCCCATGAAATGTCATTATTAGATGGTCTATTTCTTCTATTTTTCATATAATGAATCGCAGTTGCAGGATTATATATTCCTTCTTTAGAACCATTTTTGTGAGCGGGAACTATAAAGTAAAATTCATTTAATACTTCATTTCCTTTGTCTGAAATTTTTATTGTTGGATTTTTTATATATTCCTTATATTTATCAGGAGACAAATTATCAATAACTCGATTAATTAATTCTTTTTTTGTTCCTGAAACCTTTAAATTATTAGTTTTAAGTATCTCTTTTAATTGATTTACTTTTAAAGATGGAAGAGATTCTTTCAGGGTAGCTTCAGATAAATAACCATCTTTAAGTAGTCTTTTTAATGATCTTGAAGCATCTATTCCATATGTGTACTGAAAATAACCAGGGAAGGTACTATTGATACTTTTACCGTTTATCTAATCCAAAAGTACTACTTCTCCTGGATAAAGACCATTGGGTAATTTTTTAAGATAAATTGGATGGATATTTTCAGGTAAGTCAGTAGATAACATCGTTTCCCTTCCCTTCTAGCTAATTTTCATTAAGTGAATTACTCAACAGGTATATATTTTGCAGGAGTTGAACTATCAATAATGTACCCATCATTAAGATAAGTAACATATTCAGGAACACCGTGGCCAGAAGTGTTACTGATAATGGTATTTACAAACAATTGACCACTTGAATCATAGACTACGAAGTTACTTCCACGCCCAATAGGAACTACTTTATATCGTCCTGCTGGAATGTCTTGACCGACTATGAACTGACCTGCACTCAATTCTTTTGGTGCTTCTTCTTTTTCCTTAATTTGTCCAGTAACTTTTGCTAATTCAGCATTTTTAGAATCAATATCAGCATTAAGCTTTTCTATTTCGGATTTTTTTGAAGATATTTGAGTTTCAAGTTCTTTAATTTCCTCTAACAATTCAACTTTGTTATCAATAATTTTCATAGCTTCGTCAAATGTTTTTTTGTTTTCAGTCACTTCTGCTAAAATATTTTCTTTTTCTTCGGTTTTCTCCTCGATTTCATCATTGAGGTCACTAAGTTCTTTTTCTTTTTCTTTTATTTTTTGTTGCAATTCTTCATACTTCACTTTACCTTCATCTAACGGAACACTTGCAGTACTTTTCCCAACCCCGTAACCCAAAATAAGTATCAATAGACCACAAGCTGTGATTACCCAAACAAATTTTGATTTCAAGTATTCCATATTTACCCCCTATAAAAATAAAAATAGATAAAAATACATTGTAAAATATTACTACTTAAATAGTAAAAAATATATGTTATTGAATTATTTACCTTATGAGGTTCTAATAAAAGACACGATTTTAGCCGTGTCTATAAAGGATTCGATCTTCTTTATATTGTTTTATTTTAATTTATTTAATCTTCCAAGTCTCCAAAACCGTTTCCATACTCTTCGTCATCGTCTTCTAGAAGGATTTTCTTCATTTTGTATAGTTTTATTAATTCCTTTACTTTCTTTTCTGGGTCTGAAGCTAAATCATGGAAAAGCACAGGACTTTTTTTAATTACTTCTAAAATTTTTAATTCTTCTGGAGTTAGCTCTATTTTTTGATCTGCTACAGTAACAGGTTCCTTCGGAGAAGGGTTATCGGTTCTACCCAAAAGATAGTCAGTACTTGTCTCGAGTACATCAGCTAATTTTTGGAGGGTTTCTGTATCAGGTGTTCGGTTTCCATTTTCATAACCAGAAATAGAAACTTTTGTAACATTTACTTTTTCTCCTAATTTACCTTGAGTAAGCTTCTTTTGTTGTCGCAATCTTTTAATTCTTTCACCTAACACCAATACATCACCTCTCTTTCTGAAAATAATTATAAGTTAACAAATAGATAACATAAAGAAGGAAACAATAAGTTAACTAAATAGAAATTATTTCTTAAAAAACACTTGAAAGTTAACTTTTGGTTAATTATAATAAAGTTAACTTCGAGTTAACCAAAAGGTGGTGGAAAGATAATGGCGCTAGAAAAACTTAAACATATTCGTACTACTGAAGGGCTTACTTATCAACAGGTTGCTGATAAAGTAGGCATATCCAAAGAATACTACTGGATGATTGAAAACGGTAAGCGCCGGTTAACCTACGAATTGGCGGTAAAAATCGCAAAAGTTTTTAAAGCGAGTCCTGATTATATTTTTTTGGATAATAAGTTAACTGTAAGTGAACACGGAAACCCAAAAGAAGTTTCGTAAAAGGAGTTTCACCATGAACGACATCGTCGAACTGCTTGAAATCTAATCTAACCACCGCATGGGAGGTGAAGTTATTGAACTGTGAACAAAGGATTGCCAATCTTGAAAAGCACATAGATACAATTAAGCACGGTCAGAAAGAACTACAAATCCTTCTAGGGAAAGACCGTTACGAAAGTGTTGTGAGTGAACTAAAAGAAGTTCTTGAACGTAACGGTCTTGATGAAATTAAGTCAGCTTACTTAATTAATCATCTAAATCAAATTTATCAATTGGAACGAATACGTCTTTGACATCAACTGTAAACAAAGGTTCGTTTCGTTCCTCGTGATACTTACGGAAGTGATAATTAACTTCCCATACAGAACCAAGTGCATGCTTAATCATTTCAGTCATTGTCTCATCAATATTTTTACTGCAATAAGGGCAAGACAATGGAAGTTGTTTCTCAAAAGCGTGCCAAAAAACTTGAAATACATTATCGCAATTTTTACAAGTAATATCAGCCCTAGTTGCCATATACACACCTCCTTCCCGTTTACCAATATTCGACAGGAAGTGAGGAATTCCTTTGAAGGAGTTACACCATGAACATAGCTGAACAACTTCAAAAATCTGAGTTGAAAACTGACATTCTCATTATCGCTCTGAATCTCCAAGATGATGAGCGATATACGAAACAAGATGCTGTCAATGATCTCCTACAGATCATTGAACAACACAACTTATAGGAGGTGGTCGAATGAGCACAACTCAACTTCATGCTTCGCATAAACATGAATCAAGGGGGAATGCGAGCATGAAGGAATATAAATTCGGCAACACGACGGTTGTCATTCACTCCAAATTGGTTCATATGAGTCCAAGTGAACGCAAACAGTGGTATCAAAAAGAATGGGAAAAAGGAAATCCCGTTCTTAAACAAATTGCAAAAGCCGTTATAGATTGTTATCGCAAATGAAAGGAGGATCTTGATGAACCAACCCTCAGAAGAAACAAAACGAAAAATGATCGAGTTCTTCATGAGAACTTCAGTTCCAAGAATACTTGCTGAAATGAAAAAGAAAGAGCAAGAACAAAAAGAAAAGGAGGCCTCTTGATGAATCAGTTACAACCTATTGTTTTAAATGGTCAACGTGTTTTAACGACCTCACAATTAGCTGAAGCTTACGGAACTGAAAACGAAAGAATTCAAATTAACTTCAATCGTAATAAAGATCGGTACAAAGAAGGTAAGCATTTTCATCTGCTTCAAGGTGATGAGCTTAAGAACTTTAAAGCTACTTATCAAATTGATAACCAGCTCAAGTATTCAACTAAGTTATATCTCTGGACAGAAAAAGGAGCTTGGTTACACGCCAAATCCTTGAACACTGATGAAGCATGGGACGCTTACGAAAAGTTAGTTGATGAATATTACAGAATTAAAGAAAATGTCGTTCCATTATCAAAAGAACAAGCCCTAGTAACAGTTTTAAGAACTACAGCAGATTTAGTAGAGCAACAAGATTTAATTGTCAAGGAGCAACATGAAATCAGAAAACTAGTTTCTCAGATTGATAACAAAGTTGAAGAACAAATCACTCTGGACCACGGTGAACAAAGACGTATTCAAAAATGTGTAGCAGCAAGAGTCTATGAACTTTGTGATGATCCTGATCATCGACCCAAGCTTTTCCGTGAGTTATACAGAGAAATCAAAGACAGGTTTGCTGTAGCAAGCTATAGAGATTTAAAACGTCGTGATATGTTACAGGCTATCAACTATATCGAAAACTGGGTGCCAAGAAAGGTTTCTTAATTAAATCATAAATTCATTCCATGTATAGGAAAATATACCAGCGAATACAAAGGGGGAATTAACTTGCAAGCTCAATTTGTAGGAGAGGCTGTTGAACGGCTTCTTGAAGATGAAGATATTCCAGGTGTTCAGTTGGCATGGGATTTGAACATTTCTGAGCAACTGGTTTCCCATTACAAAAACAATCGACGAAAAATGCAACCGGACATAGCTGAACATTCAATAAGAAAACTAGATAATCCTTTTTACATCATGGAGATACTACATAAATTCTCGGATTATTGTTCACCACCAGTATTTCGAGGGAAGTCAGTAGAAGAACACCGATTAGCTTTTGAGGAAGTAACTATAACAGAAGCTTACGAAGCAATCAAAACCCTTGAGGAAGTAAGTCTTGTTAAGTCACCAGCACTGGTGACAAAGGAAGAAAGGCAGCGTATCAAAGATACGATTGGAGAGTTGTTAGATGTTGAAGCGTGGGCTCGAAACTTAGCAGCGATTCTTTGCTCAGAGTACAAAATATCATGGAAAGAAGCGTATAGAAGCAGGATACCGACTTGGAAAGCGAAAGGGTGGATGGAATGAACTCATACGAAGAGCGATATTACAAACAAATGTTGAAAGAAACGGAATGCGTTATGAATCTCAGTCATGAGGTACAAGGTAGGATGATTGATCAAGAATATGACTTGGCAATTGATAGATGTTACGACATGATCCGTTCTTTAAAAAATATGAAAAGAATGAACATGGAAAAAAGAGCTGTAGATATGTTGTGTTACGCTGCGAGAAATGCTCTCAGGGGGCAGAAGTGATGGATGACCTTCATCTTGTTCTAGCATATGTCGGGTTCTTGTTTGTGGTGTTTGGGAGTTTAATAGTTTGGTATTCAATTGAAAAATAAAAAGCAGCTAGCTATTTCCAGAAGCTAACTGCAAGCAATGGTAAAATCATCTGTTCTTATTTTATCACTCTATTAAATTACATGGCAAGGCTCTTGTCCTTGTCAATATGGCTGGGAAGACCCAATCCCCCTTTACCACTCACCCATCCTCCTTCCAACTTCCTGGCCATATTGATGCGGACAAGCATCAGAAAGGAGGAAAGTTATGAGAAAACCTGATACTGAACAACCCGAACACTTCGGTGTAGACCACTTTGGTGGAGAGTTAGTTATTGGAGATGACATAGCCGAAGATCCAAATACAGGAGCCTTAGTTCAACAACGAGATTTACAGAAATATCTTTCTGAAGCATATGGGTTTAAGTTTTATACCGCAAAATAAAAAGCTCACTTAGCGGTGTGAGCTTTGGGAATCCATGGCTAATTTATAGGTTTAATTTCATTCTAATGGATTCCCTCCAAAAATTCAAGGAGGTAGGAATGATGATTGAAATCATGTTTAGTGGAAAGAAGTTTGATCAGGAACGTTTGGAGAAATCAGGCGGCCAAATCACAATTAAGCCAAACGGTATGGTAGTCTTTCAATTCAAAACAAAAGAGCAGTTTGAAAAATATGTTGCACTTGGACGTAAGGGGGTAACGGCATGAGACAAATTCAGTTATTGCAGTTGTCGTTAAAGAACTTCAAGGGTGTTCGTTCATTCACCCTTGAAGCTAAAGGTGAAAATGTACGTGTGTATGGCGACAATGCTACTGGAAAAACAACTCTTTTCGATGCATTTGTGTGGCTCTTGTTCGATAAAGACAGTCAAAATAAAAAAGATTTTGCTATCAAAACTTTAGATAAAAAAGGACAAGCTCTTCATGGTTTAAATCATGAGGTTGAAGCTAGTTTCCTAGTCGATGGTAAACCACTATCTCTAAGAAAAGTTTATAGCGAAAAATGGACGAAGAAACGTGGTTCAGCTGAAAAGCAATTTAGCGGGCATACAACAGATTATTTTATTGATGGTGTTCCAGCAAAGAAAAAAGAATACGATCAAAAAATTTCAGAGATTATTGATGAAGATATTTTCAAACTTCTTACATCCCCGTCTTACTTCAATGAACAACTCCACTGGAAAGATAGACGGGAAATACTACTTGAAGTTGCTGGTGACATTACAGATGAAGAAGTTATTTCATCTAATCCAACACTTTTGAAACTACCAGAAATATTGAAAGGTCGATCAATCGAGAACCATCGTAAAGTGATTGTTGCTAGACGTTCAGAAATCAATAAAGAGTTAGAAAAAATTCCTGTTCGAATTGATGAGATTCAGCATAACCTACCAAGTTTAGAAGGTTTGGATAAACAAGCGTTAGAAGCAGAAATAAACATTATTAACAACCAAATCGATGAAAAACAAGATATTATCTCTAACATTCGTAATGGTAACGCAATATCTCAGAAGCAGAAACAAATCCAAGAAATTGAAATTGAACTTCTTCAAATTAAACAGCAACATGAAGCTGGATCCAAAGACGAGTTATACAAACTAAAAGCTCGTATTCAAGAAGAACATTCGAACTTAAGTATTCTTCAGCAGAAAGCTGAAAATCTTAAATATCAAAAGAAATACAACGATGAAAACATTCAGTCTATCGAAAAAAGATTGGAAGAATTAAGAAGTGAATGGCACCTAATTAATTCAGAGGAATTTAAACATGAGGTAGACTGCACTTGTCCTACATGTGGTCAAGACTTTCCAGAAGAACAAGTAAATGAAGCACGAGAAAAAGCTTTAGCACAGTTTAATCTTACTAAATCTAAAAAGCTTGAAGAAATCCAAGCCAAGGGGAAGCAAGGGAAGGAACAAAAAGAGAAGTTCCTTCAAGAAAATGAAAAGCTTCAAAAAGAGCATGAAAAACTTACCGTTCAAATTGATGAAAAGAAGGAACTTATCAATAAGTTGAATGATCAGTTGCAACTTGTCGAAAGCACAGTTGTTGATATAACTGAAAATCCTGCATATGTTACGAAACTTAAAGAAAAACAACGTCTACAACATGAAATTACAGAGCTTCAACAATCGGCAAATGAATCGATTCAATCCATTCAAATGGAAATTGTTGAATTGAAATCGAAACGTAGTCAGTTGGAAAATGACTTTGCAAAATTCACGTTAGTTACACAATCCGAAAAACGAATTCAAGAACTGGAAAACCAAGAACGAGAACTAGCTGCTGAGTTTGAAAAGCTGGAAGAAGAGTTGTATCTCACTGAAGAATTCATTCGATGCAAAGTTAACATGCTTGAAGAAAAAATCAACAGCAAATTCAAACACGCTCGTTTCAAGCTTTTTGAAACACAAATCAATGGTGGACTTCAAGAAGTTTGCGAGACGTTATACAACGGTGTTCCATACGGTTTTGGATTAAACAATGCAGCCAAAATCAACGTAGGGTTAGACATCATTAATACTCTATCAAACCACTATGGCTTTAAAGCTCCAATTTTTGTTGATAATGCGGAAGCTGTAACAAGACTGATAAACATAGATTCACAAGTGATTAGCCTGGTTGTATCTGAAAAGGACAAGCAACTGAGAGTTGAGTTCCCAGTAAGCGAAATGAAGGAGGCGATGTAAGTGAACTTATTTACTACAGCCAAAGTGTTTAATCCAAGTTTAATGGACGGTGGACGTTGGGATAGATTGTTTCTTGTTAAGAGAGTGAATGGGGAATATATAACACTTGTAAATTGTCAGGGTTAGGTTATTGAAGATTTACACATAGAAAATTTTGAGCATGATAGCGATCCTTTAAATTTAACTGTATTGGAGGAACCATTAAATGAGTAATCAAAATCAACTGGCATTAGTGAAGAAAGACACTGTCGATGTAGTTGCTGCAAAAGTGAAAGAGTTCCAGGAACGTGGAGAAATCCACTTTCCTGTGAACTATAGTCCGGAGAATGCAATGAAAAGTGCATGGCTTATTCTGCAAAGTACGTATGACCGAAATAAGCGACCAGCTTTAGAGGTTTGTACAAAAGATAGTATTGCCAATTCACTCTTAGACATGGTCGTTCAAGGTTTAAATCCTTCTAAAAAACAGGGTTACTTTATTGTTTACGGAAATCAACTTGTATTTCAGCGTTCTTACTTTGGAACAATGGCTGTGACGAAACGAGTAACTGGAGCTAAAGAAATCAATGCAAACGTTATATATGAAGGCGATGAAGTTGATTACGAAATGGAATATGGTCGAATTATCAATCTTAGACACAAACAGAAATTCGGAAATATAAACAAAGATAAAATTATTGGAGCATATTGCACGATTGTTTTACCAAACAATGAAGTCTACACGGAACTAATGACAATTGACGAAATTCGTCAGGCATGGTCCAAATCTCAAATGTGGGGTAAAGATCAGACAAAAGAGAAAAAAGGTAGTACGCACGACGAATTCAAGCAAGAAATGGCTAAAAAAACAGTCATAAACAGAGCATGTAAAAGATTTTTAAATAGCTCTGATGATAGCAGTCTGTTAATCAAACATTTTAATAGGCAGGATGAAATCATTGAAGAAGCTCAAATACAAGCTGAAATCGAAGAAAATGCCAACCAAGAAATCATTGACATTGAGTATGAAGATGTTGAGAAGGAACCAGAGCAACTTGAAGAACCACAACCGAATTCTCAACTAATGAAGCAACAAGAACCTGTACAAGAAGAATTACCTTTGACAGGAACAGAAGGACCAGGATTCTAATGATTGAGATTACAGCTCTTGCAACAGGAAGTAAGGGGAATTGCTATCACGTTACTGATGGCAAAACCCCTATACTCCTTGAATGTGGAATTAAATTCAGAGAAATTCAAAAAAAATTAAACTTCCAGACCTCGAATCTCGTAGGTTGCTTAGTAACACACGAACACAAAGATCATTGTGCTGGAATTAAAGATATTACCAAAGCAGGAATTAATGTTTACATGTCACAGGGAACAGCTGAATCACTAAATGTAAAACACCACAGAATTAAGACAATAAAAGCGAAACAGCAGTTTCAAATTGAAACATGGACTATTTTGCCATTTGACGTTGAACATGACGTTTCTGAACCATTGGGATTCCTTTTGATGAATCAACAAGGTGAGAAGCTCCTTTTTGCTACAGATACCTATTATATCAAATACAAGTTCAATGGTCTTACTCACATAATGATTGAGTGTAATTACAGTATGGAGATATTAAACGAAAATATTGCTTCTGGAAGAGTTCCTAAGGTCATGAAAAAGAGGCTGTTACGATCGCATTTTAGTTTAGAGAACGTGAAAGATTTTTTGAAAGCAAACAATCTATCAAAAGTACAAGAAATTTGGTTGTTGCATCTTAGTGATAACAATAGCGATGAAAAGTTATTTAAGAAAGAGATTCAGGCATTAACGGGAAAAATGGTTTACATCCCTTAAAAAAGGAAGGTGATACGGTGCCCGACAGCTATCCATTTCCAACGTATTCGGGGATTTTGGAACCAAAACACTACAAACGAATAGGAGCAGCGATATGGCTTTTTCTCTGGTGCATCAGCTCCACTACAAAGGAAGTCGAGCGAAATGGGGTTGTCTGGGGCATTGTTCTAGGGAATAAGCCGTTAAAGCTAAAAGAGTTAGCTGATATTTTCGGAGTAAATGAGAAAACGATTAGGCGATGGTTAGATGCTCTTGAAGAGAATGGATATATCAAGATTACAAGAGTTGCTTACGGTTTGATTATCTCAGTTAAAAACTCGAAAAAATTCCAATATAGGACGGACAAAAATGTCCACTCTGATGAAAGAGAATGGACAAAAATGTCCAATCCAGAACGGACAGATATGTCCACTCTCTCGGACAAAAATGTCCACTCTAATAAAGATATTACAGTAGATATGACAAATAATATATATGCTGCTGCTATAAACACGCGCGAAGAAAAACCAACTGGCGGGGTGCCTACAACCGAAAGTGTCCAGCTTGCTGATGCCGTTCAGAGTAAGGGACAAATACCAGGTAATTTTTCTATCGACGCTTATGAACGAATCAAAGAAGCTTACATGAGGCTAGCAGCAATACGTGGATTTGACATCAACGAAAAAGACAGGACAAGCATTTTAGAGTTGCTTAAATACGATATTGACACTGATAAAGTGATTCAATGGCTTAAAGAGTGCTTTAGAGACTATAAGCCTAAACACAAGTTTGACAAGATTAATAGCTTTGCCTATTGCTTGCCGAAGATTTTAGATAAACATGTTGCTGAACAGGAGGGGAGAAAAGGTGGCCAGAACCATCGAGGAAATCCTAGAAAACCTAAAAATGAGGTCGAATCAATCATTGGCAACAGAGTCGGCAGAATCCGAAGAAAAACAATATGATTGTCCTAAGTGCAAGGATCAACTTGGCTATATCAAAGGCGAGTGGCCGAACGAAGTGTGGGTTAGATGTTCGTGTATCGAGTGGAGAAGAGCTCAAAAACTTATGAAATCGAGTGAAATTACCGAGGAATTTAAACGTCTTGGCTTCAAAAACTTCTGTACGGACGGAAAACCACAAGTGGTCATCGATGCTTACGAATGTGCGTTGGAATATTACCAAGACTTTGAGAATGTGAGGAATGAACGGAGAAATTCGATCGCGCTTTTAGGTCAACCTGGTGCCGGAAAAACTCACTTGCTTACAGCCATTGCAAACAACCTTATTCAACGGAAACATGTTTCAGTACTGTATTTCCCTTATGTTGAAGGGTTCAATGACTTGAAAGAAGATTTTGACAAACTCGAAGAAAAGCTAGAACGAATGAAAAAAGTGGATGTTCTCTTTATTGACGATCTATTCAAGCCTACTGGCCGTGATAGAAAGCCAAGAGCAACCGAATGGCAGATTGAGCAAATGTACGCTGTAATCAATCACCGATATCTTAACCATCAACCAATTATGATTTCTTCAGAGCTAACGGTTGACGAGTTGGTTGATGTGGATGAGGCGCTTGGAACAAGAATATACGAAATGTGCCAAGATTTCTGTGTGGTGATTAAGGGTGATAGAAAAATCTTAAATCATAGATTGGTAGGTGCTTAGACATGTGTATCCTTTGCAACGGTACTCATACCATTCACGAGTTCGGCTCTTACTTCATCAAGTATCATCCATGCCCGAACTGCGGACCAGTTGATGAACGAAAGCTTGAAGAAAAGTACAAGCGAATAAGAGCGAAAATAGCAGCTGCAAAAGCGAAACTTGAAACAGAAAGCGCGTGATACATACAACATGAAATATTACATCGCGCTAGAGGAAATGAATCTTGACTGGAAACCTCATGAAGTTGTTTTGGTTGAAGAATTATGGAAGAGAGGGCTTCCAATCGAAGAAATAGCAAAGAAAACAAAACGGCCGGTGCAAGAAGTATTCATCTTAATATTTGACAGAGCAGAGAAAGGGCGCATTGAACCGAGAAAAGGAGGAATATTCGGTGCCTAGTATTTTGGATGAGCGATTGACTATAGACGGCTATCTGGAGAGAAAAGTAGAAGGTTGGACGGACAAAGAAATAGCATCAGATTTTTGGGTATCAAGGGAAACACTTCGAGACTGGAAGAAGAGGCACGGTTTAGGGAGAGTTGGGAGATTACCTTCAGTCCAACGGAAGGAGGATGGTGACTTGAAACTTGCAGAAGCTGTTGAGAAACGAAAAAGCTACTTAATCAATCAACTATACTTTTACGGTTATGACAAAACCGAACTTGAATCTTTGACTCTATCAGAATTGGAAGCAGAGCACATAAAAGCAAAGTGTGAAGTTGGCCGTGAAATTTCAAAAATTCAAACAGAGGAGAGATAAGCTTTGATTTCATTTACGGTATACGGAGAACCAGTTGCTCAAGGTCGTCCTAGAGCTACAACAATTAATGGTCAGGTTCGAATGTACGACCCAAAAAAATCAAGAGAGTTTAAGGACTATGTTAAATTAGTCGCTTCTGAATATCGTCCAGAACAATTATTAGAGGGACCATTGTATTTAGAAGTGAAAATTTTTAAACCGTCTTTAAAAAGTTTTAGTAAGAAAAAGAAAGTTGCAGCTGAACGTGGTGAAGTACGCCCAACTACTAAGCCAGATGTCGATAACTATGTGAAATCAATTAAAGATGCCTGTAATAAAGTGATTTGGAAAGATGATAGTCAGATTGTGGATTTACATGTTTCAAAGTTTTATAGCGAAAATCCTAGAATTGAAATCAAAGTGAAGCCAGTAGAGAAACAGCAAAGTCAGCTATTAATTATTTAATCGGAGGTAAAAATTATGGGGTACGTTAACTATAAAGCTGAAGTAAAAAAAGCAAATTTAAAAAAAGATGGAGTTATAGAAATAGGACTTGAAGCGCCAGTTAGTCTTTTAAAAGGACAAATGGAAGCATTATCTCAAATGGTTGGTTCAAAAGTTGAAATTTCAATGGAGGACTTAATTGTAAATTTTACGATAACAGTAAATGCAAAAACAAATGAACCACTTATTACTTACAAAGTAGATGAACGAGGAGTTGTTTCAGAAGTCAAACAAGAAGCCAAACAGCTTGAAGCAGATTTAGGGTTACCACCAGAAAAATTACCTACAAAAGAACAAAAAGAAGAAATCAATCGTGAAGTTATCGATCAATTTATAACAGAAGGTATGTCACCAAATTATAATGACTTGCCTTATGACTTTGCTCATATTGTTAAACGTCGATTGAATGGTGAAACATATGAAAAGCTCGCTAGAGAACTCGATATTTCAAGAAAAGAATTAGTTGAATTTATTGATATTTATCGCAAACGAATTGCACCGTTAGCACAGAAATGGTGGGAATGGAAACAGAGTAATGAAAAACATGAAGAGAATAAGGAATCAAAATCTGCGGAAGAAAATGAGGACAGTGAAAATGATGCAGCATAATATTTTAATTGCTGACGACCGGTCTAAGTAAATGAAAAAAGAGGACAAGCTGATGGCGTGCATGACACGCTACAGCTTGATTCGTAAAATGGTATTTAATTGTGAAAAATATGGGAGGAGACGAGATACGGAAGATTCAGTAATGATACTTAGTTTGTATTATGTTCCATTCATTAAAGAGCAACTGTAATGAAAGAGTATTAATTGTTACTTCTCTTTAAAATGTACTTACCTTCCTCTACTCGAATAAATAGCTTTTTAAAATTGTTACTATGATCAGGGCTTGAGGAATTTGCTAAGAATACATGTAAATAATTATCCGGTGGGTACCATCCGTTACTATTCATATAAGCTTTTACAGATTTAGCATCTATAGGCTCAATCAATTTACCTTTGTAAATTGCATCAATAATTTCATTCCCTAAACCACGACCATATTTTGAAATCATAACTGTTACCTCCTTCCATAATTGTTACATTTAACTTAGCATAACTTGGAGATTTCGACTAGTAAGGTAAAGATGTGATTTAGTATTGTGATTGGACGTGTAGTTACTCGTCAAGATTGTTTATTTATGACTGAAGAAGTTAATGCAGAAGTACAAATAATTCCTAATAATTTCAGGGAATCTCACTTCAATTACAACTGAAAAGGAAGTGCTTTAGGTCGAAGATAAGGGAAAAATAAAAACGCCAGGAATCCTCCTGACGCAAATGTGGGCTAACTTTATTATAGCACGGGAGGGATTCCTTGTGAGATTAAAAGAATTAAAAGTAAATCCTTCTACTCTCAAATTAGAAGTTGATATAATGGAATATAGTAACAGTTTTGCCATTGTTGTGTGTAATGGTAAGGCGAAAGTTACTGAATTGCCTTCACATGGTGAAACAAAAATCATTACTCACCAGGGGAAGGTGAAAAGAGTCAAGTTTGACGAGGGGGAAGAGTTTTGAATGATTTAATAATAAATAGTATTATTTGGAATGTGGTCGGATCAATCGGTTCGGCCGTAGCTAGTATAGCGGCTTTAATTACTGTAATTATTACGATTAGAAATAATAAAAACAATAATGACGAAAAACAATTTTCTGTCCAACCATGGTTTCATGTTACAACGATTTCCAGGATGGGTAGTAATTCTCCGATAAAACTAGTGGTATTAAATGATGCTTCTCCGTCAATAAAGGTCGATAAAGTAATAATGACTATTGAATGTGAAGGCAGAGAAACAGAATTGTTATATAAGTATCTAAAGATTGATAATAAATTTATTGAAACTGGGAGATGCTTTGAAATAACGATAAATAACGACAAATCCTTGTTTGGTAAGTCAGCTAAATTTGAAATATATTACACTAATCTTTATAAAAGAAAAATGAAATCTGTTTCTCCAAATTTTCAATTTATAAACAAAAATAATGACAATTCATTGTTAGATATAAAAAGTGAGGGACTTTTATTTATTCCCTTCAATAATGAAATTGTTAAGTAATAGTAATTTGTTCTACCAGCCAACTGGAGGACACCGAATGAACGCTTTAGGCATTTGTTTGGTGTCCTTTTATTTTTGGAGGTGCCATTTCATGATTAATCAATTAATTTATGAATACAAACAATCACTAAAGGCAGCACGAGAAATGTACACCAATTCTAGTGAAGAAGACAGGAAAATCATCAGTGGAATGATATCTGACCTAGAATACGCTATTGAATGGATGAAAACATCTAGAATGCCAGGTAACAGAAGAGGTATCGAACGAAGAGCAGCATATCAGAGAGAGAAGCCATTCGATCCGTTATTAATGCAAAAATATTTCAGAAGTAAAGATGAAGAAGTGTATGAGTGGGATGATCATGTAAAAGAACACAAATTAAGCGATTGGGATATGCAACGGATTGACGATGCATTGTCGGTCCTTACTGAGAAAGAAAAGGAAGTATACTTGATGTCACGTGGACATTGTTTGTCTTATACCCAAATTGCAAATTATTTATGTATTTCAAGGGGGGCAGTACAGAAGATGATTGAACGTGCGGAGAAGAAAATAGCTGAAAGAATAAAAGAAAGCCTCTTCTGCCTTTGTGGGTGAAGAGGTTTTTATTTTCGTTATTTTATTTTAATTTATGTATGCCCCGAAGAGAAGGTTTTTCTTACCTTCTCTGAACGGAGCATTAATTATTTTTTAATCCTAAGAGTATAAGTATTAAACTAATATTTAACTCAAATTCAATTAGAATCTGTTTATCTTCATTGATGAATAAAAAATATATTTTTAGCATCGGAAAAATTAAAATCCCTCCCGATGCTCCGTTCATTAATTAATAAATATTCATTGAATAAGATCAATATGAAACAAAAAATTCGTCTTACAAAAGCCACCATATTATGAAGAAGAAAGTTGTAAAGGGGAGTAGGATAATGAGAAAATTATTTGTAATGATATTAAAAAAACATAATGGAGAAGTTGTTAATGAAATTGCAAGTTGGTCACCATTTTCTGAAGAATCAATTCAAACTTCGTTGAAATCTTTCGATGCTGATTTCGTAGTAATTCAAGAACAGTATCATAAAATATAGATGAAGAAGGAGAAACAGCTTTTTTATTGAAATTTAATACTTATATTTCACTGTGAACTTTGGATCATTTTGATAGAAAAAGCTAACAACTTGTCTTCCGTTTGCAACATTTGGAGGAGTTGGTTCATCAATAATTTGGTGTGAACCTTCAACTTCTCCTTTTGTAGCATCTCTATCACACTTCGCATTAGTTGGTAGAACAACAATAAATCTTACTTGGCCTGCTCTTGGCATATTAAAACCTTTATGTGGTAAGGTTGTTTGAATTACAAAAGAACCATCATCTTCAGGCATTAAAGCAAAGTCATAGCTGATACGATAGAAGTTATCACCTATTGGAGTCATTTTAACTTGTTTCATAAATTTTGCACCTAACCCGACCATTGCATCAGCTAAAGTCTCTTCTTTCGTTCCATTTTTTACAGCTTGTTCAAAATTTGAAATTTGACGAGTTACTTCAGACATTGGAATAGGTTCAAAACAAAAGCCACCTAATTCTAATATTTCTAGAATATGACTAGGAACCTTGTCCATGGAAGGAACAAAGAAAATATCTTCACTCGGAATAGGTTGTGCTGTTTTTATTATAGTTTCAACATGGACAATATCAAATTTTGCATTGTATCTAGATGTAGGTGAGACCGTCATAACTGTTTCATGCAATTGAACGTCATACATTCAGAATCCCCCTTAATTTAGCTGCTTCTCCTTCAAGTTGGGAATATTCGACATATATTGGGGGATTCCTTCAAAAACATATCATTTTTTACAATTTTTACATATATTAAATAATGTTTACCTTCACCCGATAAAATGAGTGGAGGTGTAATTTTATGGTCATAGATTTTAGTTCAATGAAAGATGTTATAAATGGAATGGTTACACAATTGGTATTATTTATTCTAATTACACTAGCTTCTGCTTATATTTTTCTCGCAATACTAAGGATGTTAAAAATACCTAGAAATATAGCAACTTCAATTGCAAGTTTGGGTATGTTATATGTAGCTTATAAAGCATTTATTTGGATAATAGGTTAATATGAAGAAATTTGTCTTGCAATTGCCACTAATAAGTGAAGAAGGATAATCTAAATGGAATTTTATTCTATGGATATTGAAGGGAATTGTCTCCTTTCGTCGAATAGTATAGGTGGGAGGAGTTGATAATATGTATAAATCAAATATTGAAGGTGCCTTATGTTATGAAGTGAAAACATACAGATACACAGTGGCAGGTAGAACAATGGCTGAATTTGAAATTTTGTTATTTGAAAATGGTCAGATCGGTTCGCAAGGTAAAATAATCGAATCTGGAGAAGGATTCTCTCCAGGTAAAGTCTATCCTACTGTTGAGGAAGCTGTACAGGAAATAATTAATATGATTGAAAGAAAAATTATTGATAATGATTGGGTTCAAAAAACAATTAAATACTCTAAAAAGATTAAATATTAATCAGTCGTCTAAAGGACGGCTGATTTTTTGTTTGATATAAAAAACTTGAGATAGACGAAACGATGTAGAATGGAAGGCAGGAGGGGGGAGAAAGAGTTCTCCCCGATAGATTTGTTAACCGTAAAGAGATAGATTTTATTACTACTTCTCTTCAAATTAATTCTCCTCTTAAATACAGAACATATGTTCTGTTCTCATTATAACCTGAAAAGAGGAGAAGATAAAATGAAAATTAAACTTAATACAATTTATCATACGGATTGTTTAAAAGGGATGAAATTTATTGAAGACCATTCGATAGATTTAATTCTATGTGATCTCCCTTACGGTACCACTGAGTGTAAATGGGATAATATTATTCCATTTGATAAGTTATGGGATCACTACAAAAGAATAATAAAGGAAAATGGGGCCATCGTTTTAACTGCTAGCCAACCATTTACAACAAAATTAATCCAATCAAATATTAGATGGTTTAGATATGAATGGATTTGGAAAAAAGGTGAACATACAACTGGTTTTCAAAATGCTAACCGCATGCCATTAAAAAATCATGAAAATATTTGCGTATTTTATAAAAAACTACCAACATATAACCCACAAGGAATTATTCATATCAAGCCAAAAATCGTAAAAAATAGAACAGTTCCAAAAATATTGGGAGAAAATAAAACTTCATTAAAAAATAAGTACGTAGTTAGAAAAACTAATTATCCTAAAAGTGTGTTAAATTTTCCAAGAGAAAGTAGAACATTTCATCCGACCCAAAAGCCAACTGAATTATTTGAATATATTATTAAAACTTACACAAATGAAGGGGAAACTGTGCTGGATAATTGTATGGGAAGTTTTACAACAGCTGTTGCAGCGGATAATACTAATCGAAATTGGATCGGTTTTGAATTAGATGAGCATTACTGTGAATTAGGTTTAAAAAGAATCAATGAAAATAGATGTAGATTAGGAAAAGAACCTGTAAAAATAGAAACAGTTTCAAAAGTAGGAAATTAAAGTACCCAATACGGTGCTTTTTCTTTTGCCCAAAACAAACGAATACAAGATGGAGGTGGGTGAAATGTAGTGTCAGACAAAAAAGAATTGGCTCGACAAGATTACATGAAAGGCATGAAATACAAAGACATAGCCAAAAAATATGGGGTTACCCTAAATACGGTCAAGTCTTGGAAGCAAAGATATGGTTGGTCACGTGACGGTGTGCATACAAAAGAAAAGAGTGTGCACACAAAAAAGAGAGGCGGTCAGCCTGGTAATCAGAACGCAAAAGGCCACGGAGCTCCAAAGCGAAACCAAAACGCAGTCAAACACGGCTTCTTCTCCAAATACCTTCCCAAAGAGTCATTGGAGATCATGGAAGAGATTCAAGAACGCTCACCAGCTGATATGGTGTGGGACCAAATTATGATTCAATACGCTGCTATCATTCGAGCTCAGAAGATAATGTTTGTCAAGAACAAAGACGAGATCATCAAAGAACTCAAAAAAGAAAAGGAAATGTGGGGAGAAAAATCAGTTGGATCTGAAAAGGAGTGGGAGTTCCAATTCGCTTGGGACCGACATGCAACATTCTTAAACGCTCAAAGTAGAGCGATGTCAACGCTTATGAGTCTTATCAAACAGTTTGAAGCAATGGCCCATGAAGATGATGAACGTCGTCTGAAGATTGAACAGATGAGGATGGGGATTGAGAAAACAAAGACTGATATTGAAAAAGCAAAAGCCGAGGTTAAAACACTATCTAAAACAGACGATAAAGGTCCTATTAAAATCATTGTTGATTATGGTGATGAGCCATGAGAGTGGATATAGTAAAAGTCCAATTCAATTCCCATTTTAAAGAAGTGAACCAATCACGGCACCGTTATCGCGTTCTAAAAGGTAGTGCTGGGTCGGGAAAGTCAGTTAATATAGCGCAAGATTATATATTAAAACTCAGTGATCCAAAGTATAAAGGGGCGAATTTACTTTGTGTTCGAAAGGTTAACGAAACCAATCGCAACAGTACCTATGCTGAATTAACAGCTGCAATTAATCGAATTTATGGCGAGCGAGCAGAAGAATTCTGGGAAATCAGACAATCTCCATTGACATTAAGAAGCCGTGTTACTGGTAACGAAGTTATTTTTCGTGGAGTGAATGATGCACGGGATAGAGAGAAACTCAAGTCTATTACGTTCGTTCATGGAAAACTTACTTGGATTTGGATTGAAGAAGCTACAGAACTACAGGAATCTGATGTTGATATTTTGGATGACCGTTTACGTGGGGAATTATCAAACCCTAATTTGTATTATCAAATTACATTCACGTTTAACCCTGTTTCAGCAACCCATTGGATAAAAAGAAAATACTTCGACATAGTAAATCCAGATATTTTGACTCATCATTCTACGTATTTACAGAATCGTTTTATTGATGAAGCATACCATCGAAGAATGATGCTGAGAAAAGAACAAGATCCAGAAGGTTATGAAGTTTATGGGCTCGGAAATTGGGGAGAAGTCGGTGGTGTCATTCTTAAAAACTATCAAGTTATGGAGTTTGACACAACGTACAATATGTATAATTCAATGCACCATGCTCAAGACTTCGGATTTAATCATGCAAATGTAATCCTCACCGTTGGTGTAAAAGACGGTGATTTTTATATTTGTGATGAAATTTATATACACGAAATGGATACAAGTGAAATCATTGAACTAGCAAATAGAAGAGGCCTTAATAAATATTTGACGATGTACTGCGATTCAGCGGAACCTGATCGCATTCAAATGTGGAATAACGCTGGGTATCATGCGGTTCCAGTGATAAAAGAACCTGGAAGTGTTCAAGCTCAAATTGACTATCTCAAGCAACGAAAAATATATATCCATCCGAAGTGTGTGAATACAATTAAAGAGATTCAGCAGTGGTCTTGGAAAAAAGACCGAAAAACAGGATTATACTTAGATGAACCAGTGGAAGTATTTGATGATGCGATGGCAGCTTTAAGATATTCAACAGAGCCATTACGTCGTCCAGAATTGGAGTATAGCAATGAACGACCTGCAGGATGGTAGGAAGTTGAGGTGAAATCATGTGACAATAACATATATAAATGAAAAATTCCCTCCAACTCCATTTGATTCAGAAGTGGAGCAAATGCAATATTATCGTGATTTATATGAGGGTAACCACGAGAACATTTTTCCACGAGCAAAGGAGTTAGCCAAAGAAGGTCAAATTACCAAATATGATTTGATGAAATCCAAGCGTCGTTATTTTCGATACAATGCTGAAAAATTGGCTCAAAAACATGCAGTATATCATTATGTAGTTGTGAATTTCGCATCAGTAATAGCTGAGTTACCAGCATACTTAATGAACCGGTCTTTGGGAAATATTTCAGCTGACACTGAAACAGATAATCAACTACTCGATTTTGTGCAAAATGTGGTGAAACATTCAAAAATTCATCAGAAAATATGGTCTGCTATTGTTCAACACCAGGTAGACGGTGGAATTGCTTATAGAATTCTTCGTGATTCAAAAGGAATATGGTTTGAATGGAAACCAGCAGACTTATATTTTGAGCATGATGACGGTCTAGGTGCAGATATACCGTGGATTGAAGAGCGAGGGAAAGAAAAATACTTGCGGGTGGAAAGACAACGAATTCAAGATGACCAATTGAGTGTTCAACAGTTGGTTTTTTTAATGAATGGAGAAAACGTTAAAGAGGAACTGGACATAAAAGAATACGCTTCAATCTATAATATCGTTATTCCTGAGGACCAAGTAATTAATGGTATAAATGAATTGATGTGTGGCTTCATCCCAAATGATGAAACATTACTAAACCCAAGAGGACGGTCTGGACTCCGAAATATTGATGTCATTCAAGAAGAGATTAACTGGACAATTACACGTGATTCAATCGTTTTTGAAAAACACGGAAAGCCAAAACTTGCAATTCCGAGAGCATTATGGGATAAGGTTGCAAATCAAAATCATGCATATTACGGACAAAGATTTGTCAGAAATGCAGATTTAGAAGTTGTTAGTTACGATGAGAAAAATGGAGCTGTTCCTATGTATATTACATGGGACGCACAAACCGAACAGTCATTCAAACATGTTCAGAGGTTAATTGACTACATGTTGGCTATCTCTAACACATCAGCACAAGCTGTTGGAATTAATACGGAAAATGGTGGTCGTTCTGCAATTGCCATTCTTTATGAGTGGATTCAATCGGTCATAAAAGCCGAAGCGATTAAAGATAAATTTGATACTGCAATTAAGGAAATCATCCGAAAGTGTATTATATTAGAAAATGCTCTTGGTGGTACGAACTTTAAGATTGCTGATCCAGTTATTGAATGGAAGGATATGCTTCCAAAAGCAGAAAGTGAACGTGATGAAGAGGAAAGTAATAAGTATGAAAAAGGTGTTCAATCACTCGAGACAACCGTTCGAAATATCCATCCAACTTGGTCTGAAAAAGCGATTCAAGAAGAGGTTCAGAAAATACAAGAGGAGCAAGCTGTAGATAGTTTTTCACCAGCGTTTACTCAACCACCTAAAACCAATATAGGTGATGAATGATGGATAAAAAAGAAAAGCTCATCCAAATGTATTCTGATGCAGCATTTGAATTGCTAGAATTAATTCAATCACTTGAAGAAGGACCTACTAAACAACGAAAACGAATGATTTTAAAACAAATTAATGAAATTATAGCAACACTTTCTGATGAAGCTGCCAAGTTAGCGAAGGAGATAGTGGAAGAAGCCTACAAAGAAGGTTCAAATGAAGCAGTAAATGAATTAGTTAAACAAGGATTGAAGAGTCGAGAAGAACTAGAAACTTCTTTAAAATCAGTGATTCATGTTCAAACTGTACAGGAAATTGCAGATGAATTGTTCTATCGAATTCTTGAATGTAGTGACTACATGACGCAAGATGCAAAGAATCGAATCAAGGAAATTACCCGAGAGGCAAACAGACGATCGCTTATCGAAGGTGTTTCCCGAAAACAGGCTACAAAAGATGCGGTGGCACAACTAAACAAAGAGCAAATAACAGGAATGGTTTATAAAAACGGTACTGTTATGCCAGCTGATAAGTATATGGCAAATGTCATTCATTATCATCAACGAAAAGCCCATGTCGATGGAGCGATCAATCGCATGATTGAAAACAATCAAGACCTTGTTTATGTGAATTTCGTTGGGATTACTTGCGAGATTTGTGCCAAATATCAAGGAAGAGTCTACAGTATTAGTGGAAATGATAAGCGGTTCCCGAAACTTGAAAGAAGACCTCCTTATCATAGTCATTGCGTCCACAATGCAACTCCGTGGGTAGAAAAATACCAGGTTGAAGAAGATATCCAGAAGGCTATCCAGAATTCATCAAGACCGTTCACAGACAATCGTACTGAAATGAATATTCAAAAATACGAAAAAATTCAACGTGAAAAGTCGAAAAAAAACGAGACCCGAAAACAATGGATTCGTTATAAGGCTAGGATGCCTGATTTACCAGATTTAAGGACATTTGCTAGTCATAAGGCTAGGAATACTAAACTCTATCAACAATGGATGGAGGATTATCGTAAGATTGGTCAAGAAATAAAAAATAGGAGTGGTTAGATGGCTATCAAAGGTGGAGTCTTTTCAGGGAATCTATCAACTTTTCCCTGTCGTGGTGAACCAATTTTAATAATAAAACAACAGGAAGAATTAATAAAATCAATTGGAAAAGTTATTTCAAAAACATTAAAGGAAGGTACAAATGGACATAAGCACTGGAAGATGCCCGAACAAGAAACAAGAATGTGTTTGCAAGAGAGTTTGTGCTGTGTTGTATGGTAAAGAGGCTCGAAGGTTAAGACAGGAAGCGTTCAATGCTTCTCAAGCGCAACGAGAAATGAAGTACAAAGAATGGCAGATGTTCATGAAAAAATATGCTCATAAGATATAAGCACTCAAATTGAGTGTTTTTTATTTTGTCTTTTGACTCATTGTAGACGTTAAAGAACAGTGAGGAGAAATAACAGCCGACGGGCTTTAAACGGGGAGGTAACAATGAAACTTTTGCTTGCACTTTGGATTCACATCCTATCACTCTTCAAAAAAGAAGAGGTTAACTCGTCTGATTCACATAAACCATTATTACCGTTGAATCTTCAATTCTTTGCAGATGACCCGCCAGAAGTAAATGAAGGTGGTGATAATGATCCACCGAGTGGAGATGAAGATGAACCATTTGCTGTTTTCAAAACCAAGGACGACTTAAATAAACGCTTGAGCCGAGCGGAGAAGAAAGGCCAAAAAGAACTAGCCAAACAGCTAGGTTTTGAATCTGTAGAGGAAATGCAAGAAGCACTAAATAAGACAAAGAATAAAGAACCTAAAGAACCACCTGAAAAAGAAGAACCTGTTGACGTTGATACCATTATCGAAAAAAAGTTAAAAGAAGAACGTCAAAAGACATTTAAACGTCTTGTTAACTCCGAGGTTAAATTGATTGCGAACGAACTCGGGTTCACTGATTGGGAAGATGCTTTAGCCCTTGCTGATTTATCAGAGGTCAAAGAAGACGATAAAGGCAATATCGTTGGCGTGAAAGAAGCGCTTGAAGAATTAGCGAAGAAAAAACCTCATTTGCTTAAACAAACTAAAAATAATCGATTTGGTGCTGATATTCCGAATGGTGGAGGTCAGAGATCGAAAAGTAAATTAGAAGATATAAAAAAATTAGCTCAAAGTCGCGGTGAAAATCAAAGCTCCACGTTTAATCCGTGGGGATAAAGGAGGAATAATTCATGCGATTACAACCTGTTCAACTGTTTGAAGTAAAGGATTCTTACGAAATTTTAGCTTCTTATGAAGTGGTTCGTGAAGTACAAAACGGGATTACTCTTGATTCTTCTAAGTTCCCTGCTGAATCAAACGGGGACAAAATTCTAAAGAAAGGTATGCCAGTCGGGAAACTGTCAAATGGAAAATATCGTGCTTACACTGGAACAACATTAGCTAGTGATATAAGTGCATCAGATACAACCGCAGAAGTTGCAGATGCATCACGATATGTTACAGGAGATATCTTGACGTTTGATAATGGTACAAATACAGAACAAAAGACTATCGACTCAATCGACTATACAACGAACGTTATTACATTCACAGCTCAATTCTCGAATGCTTTTGCTACAGGTTCCAAGGTTTATACAACTGATGGGGGAGAGAATCCAACAGTAATTCTAAAACATGAGTACAACTTAAAAGACGGAGATCATATTGCAGCAGGATACGAAGTTGCAAAAGTAATTTCAGAACGCATTCCTGTAACTGTAGACGAAACATTAAAAAGTAAAATGACACAAATTGTTTTTGGTTAATCCATGGTAATGCCATGGTTTTTATTTTGAACAAAAATAAGAAAGGATGATATAAATGCCTCCAGAGTTAATTAGTCTTGAACAAGCACTATCAAGTGAAGAATTATTAGTATATTCTCGTAATCTAGCAACTCCTCAAAATTATTTGCACGAATTGCTTTTTCCGGCTCGTGAAACTTCTGAATTAACCATTGATGTGGTTCGCGAAGGCTCTCGTCTCCCTGTAATGGCACAAATCGCAGAACTTGGAACAGAAGTTGAATACGGAAGTCGTGAAGGGATGACTGGTCAACGTATTACAATTCCTAAAATTCAACGCGGTCGTGCAATGGATGAAAAATTAGTCCGTCTATTATTACAAGGAAATCTACGTGACAATGAGTACGCAGAAATTCGTCGTACTCAATTAAACGATGCAGACTATGCTGTGGATGCTATCAAGGCACGTAAAGAGTGGATTGCTATGCAGTCCGTTGCTACAGGTGGAGTCACTTATTCAGAAGGTGGGGTACAATTCTCCGTCGATTTTGGATACACAGCCGATCAAAAACCGGTACTTTCCGGAACAGATTTATGGAGTGATATAGAAAATTCCAATCCTATTCAAGATATTCAAACTTGGATGGAAACAATGGCTGATAAGGGAATTGAATTAACAAGAGCCTTTACTTCACGTAAAGTAATCTCGTATTTGTTACAAAACTTAAAAATTCGTCAACAATACTTTGGTAACCCATCTGGTACAGCACAACCACCGCAGCTTAATAAACAACAATTGGACACAGTGTTTGATAACCTTGGTTTACCAAAAGTTATTCGCTACGATACGCAAGCACGTGTTGAAAATCGAGCATTATCAAACGGTAAAGTATCATTCACAACAATTCGTATGGCTCCACAAGATCGATTTGTCATGCTTCCAGACGGTCCATTAGGTCATTATTTATGGGCTGTGACAACAGAAGAAATGATGAATGATATTGAGGCAGAAAAAACAGATAGTAATGGAATTTTCGTATTCCGTAAGATAAATAAGCATCCGATTCGTGTAGAAACAATCGGAGTAAACTTAGCGTTCCCTTCATTTGGATTTAACGACTCTGTTGTTACAGCAACGGTAATTTAGTAATTATATAGGGTGTCAGTTCTACTGATACCCTTTAATTATGTAAGAAAGGGTGAAGGTGATGGATGTGAAGATTAAGGGGAATGTCAAACATAACGGAAAACAATACGGTCCAGGAGACGAATTGAAACGGATTAAGGAAGAAGAGGGTCAACGTCTAATTCATTTAAGTGTTGCTGAAGAAATTCAAACAAAACAAGAGAAGAAATAGAGGTGATCGATAATGATCACTGTTGATTCCGTTAATTCATGGATTCAAGCGAATGTCTTAGATTCAAAAGCATGGGATGAGTCTTCAAAACAACAAGTAGCTGTTACACAAGCTATACGCAATCTTGAACGATGGTATCCAGAAGTTGAATTAAATGATGAGCTAGTGGCTTATCAAGCAATTTGGGAACTTCAAGGCTTAGATCCCGTTGTCAAATATCAAAAGCAGGGTATTAAGCATATTAGCGAGGATGGAGACCGTATTGAGTATGACAAAAGAGACAAGGTTTCACCTGAAGTAAGAGAAATTCTGGGAACTCCATCATTCGAACTTGAGGAAGAAACGATTTTGCTTGAAGGCGGTATGTTACTATGAGTCTATTTGGATACCCTGCCGATATAACACATTATCAAGCTATTCTCGACAATTGGAATCGGGTAACTGACTATAATCCGGTTCCTAAAAAAGCAAAAGTTGTCGAAGAACAAAAGATGATAAAAAACGCTAAAGGTGAAGAAGTTCAATCTATTGCTGAAATTCATCTTGAAGGTCCTCAAGAGGTGAAAACACAGGATTATTTTATGTACACGAATGCACTAGGTGTTGACGTTAGATATGATGCACGTCATATCGAAATCAAAAAATATCTTGGGACTGACAACATAAAGAAGGTGATCGTTTATGCCTAATCAATACAGTTTCAATATAGAGGGCATTGAAGCGATGCTTAGTCGTTTAGATCAGATTGAAAAAGAAATAGATAGAAAGATTGAAAGAACCCTTAAGCGTTTAGCAGATAAAGTGATTGATGATGCCAAAAGGTTGGCACCCATAGATTCAGGGGATTTAGAAGCCGAACTTGTTGTAGGAAATGTAAAGCGATTGATTAAGAGTATGTATATTGAATTCGGAACAAGTCCTGATGTAGATGACTATGCAGTAGTTCAACACGAAGGGTTCCGTAAAACTAAAACCGGAAAAGTAGTCTATATGTCCCCTGGCCCTAAAACGAAGAGTAAAGGTATGTATAAGGGCTATATGCCAGGTAAAAAGTTTTTAGAAAACGCTATAAAAATTAATGAGAAGCTTATTATCGAAGAGTTACGAGCTGCACTCACTTTTTGAGGTGAGATTATGAGAGCAAAAGAATTAATAGAATACCTGCTTAGCGAAGGTTATAATGTTTATCCTGATCCCAACTTCATACCAGATTTGGAAGAGAGCCAATTACCGGCTCTTTTTGTTTTTGGTACAGGTGGAGGAGAAACAGATCGAGATCTTCCTATTCAATATCCTACTTTCCAAGTAATTGTGAAAGGGAAAAATTATAAAACTGATTTCACCGAAATGGACTCGACAGAACAATTGGCTAAGAGTTTAATTAATCTATTAGACCATAAACTTCATTACACGATTGGTAGTAATTATATTTACGAAAGTCGGTCAATGCAAAGTAATCCTATACCAATTGGTCTAGACGAAAAAGATAGACCAATGTTTTCAACTAACTTTAGATTTAAGTTACAACCATTTTTAACATAGAAAGGGGTAGTGAAAAATGCCTGCCAATATTATTGATGTACCTATTGGACCAGCGATTGTTGAGTTTGGTTCCTCCTCACCAACGGTTTTTGACATTACCAAAGGTGGAGTTCAATTTCGAGTTAACACCAATAAACAAGATGTTACCGTGGATCAATTTGGTGATACACCTGTTAAATCAGTATTAAAGGGGCGTACTTGTCAAGTAGTTGTACCATTTGCTCTACATGATTTGCAAAAATTATCAAAGGTAACTCCTGACAGCAAGTACGGTGAAGATGATACAGACCCTCAAAATATCAAGAAAAAACTTGAGGTATACGCTAATGCTGGTTTTGATCTACTTGGTAACGCAGATAAATTAGTCGTTAAACCCACATCAGAAGGGACGACTCCAAATGACTACATCACGATACCAATTGCGTCCCCAATGGCGGATATGGATGTGACCTATAACTCAGATAATGAACGAATTGTGAATATTACCTTTGTAGGATATCCAGATAGCAATGGGTTGCTGTATTTCTTAGGTGATGAGTCAGTAACAATTGCTTAGAGGTTGAAAGAGGGCTTTTAAGCTCTCTTTTAAATTGGAGGTTTAAGTATGAAAAACATTTTAAAAAATCATTTTACTAATGAAAACACTTTGTACCTAGGAAATAAGCGAGTAGAGGTAAAAAAACTGACTCCGAATATGTGGAGAAAGCTATTCTCAACTGTTGATAAATTACCTGGTCTTATCGTGCAAGTGTTACTTGCTCCAAAACAAGAATTTTACTCATATGTTATTAGCGCAAGCGAATTAGCAATGGATGAGATTGTTGAAATTGTTTCTGTGCTTAGTGGTATTGAGAAGAGCTATCTCGATGAACATGCAGGCACAGATGAAATCATCGATTATTTAGTAAGAACCGTAAAAAAGAATAATTTGAGAGATGTAATAAAAAACGTGAAAAGCCTTCTGCCGGAACCAAACAAAACGGAACGGTAGAAGGCTCTTATATTCCAGTGGATGAGTTTTTAATTCGCGCTGCAATTATTCTTGGAGTATCACAATCTGTTATTGAAAACGAATTTTATATGGTGGATATTCCCCATATGTTAGAAGAAAAAATGAAAGAAAAGCATAAGGAATTGTTTGAAAAAGTCATAATTCAACTCGCTACCAATAGTCGTTCGTTAGAAGATGAAGAATTCAAAAAGTTTATTGAAAAGATTACAAAAATATTGGAAGTACAAGAGAAAAATAATCAATTTGATCGTGAAAAATTCGAACATTTACGATTACTAACCAATATGGGAGCAAATAGATTCAGATAGAAGGGAGGTATGGCAGTTGCAAGATATCGGAGCTCTAAGAGCTAAGTTATTACTCGAGGCTGAACAATTCAAAAAGGGTATGAATGATGCCAAAGAAGAAATGAAAAAAACTGGCAAGGCAGCTAAAGATACAAACAAAGGATTTGAAAATTTAAATAAATCCTTAAAAGATGTAGGATTATCCTCCTCTCAAATAGACAAAATAAATGAGAAAATTAAGAAAGCTAATCCCAAACTACTAGAAAAGGATTTTAACGAAGTTAGAGAAGAATTAAAAAAGCTAGGTTTGGATAGTAAAGAAATCGATAAATTAGCTAAAGAAATTGAGAAGGCAAGTAAAACTACACATAACCTCGAAGAAGATTTAAATAAAATAAGAACCGCGTCATTGGCAATAGGAACTGCCATTGTTGCCGGTGTCGGAGCTAGCGTTGGAGTTGCAGCTAATTTTGAAAAGGCCATGTCTCGAGTTAAGGCAATCAGCGGTGCTACCGAACAAGAATTTGAGGCACTAAAAGAGAAGGCAAAAGAATTAGGTGAAACAACGCAATTTAGCGCTTCTCAAGCTGCAGAAGGTATGCAATTTCTATCTATGGCTGGATTTGATGTGAATGAAATATTAAGCGCCATGCCTTCCGTTCTCAATCTTGCAGCAGCGGCTCAAATTGATCTCGGACGATCAGCAGATATTGTATCAAACATTATGACGGGGTTTGGCATCTCAGCTGAGGATACCAGTCATGCAGTAGATGTGTTAGTTAAAACAATGACAAGTGCCAATACTGACTTACCTCAATTAGGTGAGGCTATGAAGTATGTTGCTCCGGTGGCAGCATCATTAGGTTTGAGTATTGAAGAGACAGCTGCTGCTGTGGCAAAGATGAGTGATGCAGGAATACAAGGTTCCATGGCAGGTACAGCTTTAAGAGCTTCTCTATTATCATTAGCAAGTCCAACTGGTGAAACTGAAAAGGCAATGGATAAGCTGGGAATTAAAGTGACAGATGCAAATGGTAAAATGAAGCCTTTGCCTAAACTTATTGGTCATATTGCTGAAAAACTAGAAGGAATGACAGATGCTCAAAAAACGTCTACCATTGCACAGTTAGTAGGAACAGAAGCAGCAAGTGGTTTTATAGCATTAATCGAACAGGGAGAAGGTGCATTAAGAGATTATACAAAAGAATTAAAGGATGCAGGTGGGACAGCTGATCGGGTTGCTAAAACTCAAATGGATAATTTATTAGGTTCCTTTGAAGAATTCAAATCTGCTTTACAAGGAACGGGAATTGAACTTGGTGAAGAGTTTTTACCTATATTTACTGAAGTTGTACGTGTTGGAACAGACATGGTACGTACGCTCGGAGAGTTAAATCCTGCTACGGTTTCAACGGGTGTGAAAATGGCAGGAACAGCTGCAGCAATAGGTTTAGTTGGTTCATCAGTCATTAAATTGATAGGAGTATTAAGAACACTGTCATTTTCAATGGGGCCAGCCGGCTGGATGATTACAAGTTTATCTATTATAGGTGGTCTACTTGTTGGTATTTCACAAAACAAAAAGCGTTTGAGTGAAGTAAGTTTAGAAACAGTAGAATCATTAAGTAAAGAACAAGATAAGTTAGAGTCAATCATTTCGGAATATGAAGATCTTCGCAATAAAGCAAGTCTAACAAATGATGAACTAGCTCGTTTTGTAGATATCAATTCAAAGCTACAAAAAACAGCTGATCCAAAAATAATTGAAAATTTACGAAAAGAACAAGAGCAATTAAGAGAGAAGTCGGGTTTATCAAATGACGAAATGCAAAGATTGATAGACTTAAACAATCAAATTTTAGAAGTTGTTCCAGATTCATCTACTGCATTAACCGAACAAGGGAATGTGTTACTCGAAAATACAGATAAAGCAAAAGCGTTTAACTCAGAACAAGTAGAGATGATTCGTTTAGAACTCGAGGCTCAAAAGGCAAAAGCAGAAGCGAATATGAAGCAATTATTGACAGACGAAAAGCGTCTAATGAACGATATTAAGTCAATAAAGGAAGAAATGAATAGTTTAGACAAAGAAGAGTACTCTCAAAGGGAAAAAATTAAGAAACTTGAAGAACAACTAGCTATAGCAAAGAAAAATAATGACGAAAGTGAAGCCAATCGACTTACTTTTAAACTAGCACTTGAAAAGAAAAAGCTGGAAGAATTAAAAAAGCAACGTGATGAATCTGCAAACTTAGTAGTCGAAAAATCAAAAGAACTAGATAAAATTAAGCAAGAAATCGGGAAGCTAGATAAAATTAAACAACAAATGATTGAATTGGAATTAAGACAAGCAGGGATAAATTTCAAAAAAGGTGAAGGCCTTATGATGCTTGATCGTGAAATTGCTAGGCTTCAAGAAGAAAAAGAGAGCTTGGAACTCAATACAAAGGCAGCAGATAAGAAAACAGGAGCATATAGAGAAGCTGTTCGTGAAATTGACAAACAATTATCTAACCTTCAATCAGTTCGCAGGAGAATAAGTGACATCATCGGAGAAGCTTCTAGAATGAATAGTCTGTTGGGGAAACCAATTTATAAAGATATTACAATTAACGAGAGAAAATATCAAATTGTAAAGCTACAGCATTCTTCTGGTAGAAATTCTGAATATCACACAGGCGGAATCGTCGGTCGTGGACAAATGCCACAACTTCATACAGGAGGACTGGCTTCATGGTTTGCTAATGCACCAATGCACAATGAAATTGATGTGCGCTTACTTCGCAATGAAATGGTTCTAACAGAGGCTCAACAAGCTAATTTAATGAGAATGATTGATGCAGGATTCAGTAATCGCAATTCCTCACCAATTGTTGATGAAAGAGTTATAGATTTGTTACGTCAGATTGAACGAGGGATTGCAAGAGGATTTAATGCAACTGTGGTGATGAATGAACGTGAGGTAGGTAGAATGGTGGAACCATACGTGACAGAACAACAACAATTTAATGAAGACAGGACTAAGACGTTTAGAGGGTAGGTGTTTAGATGTATGGGTTCTCGTTCAATGGAACTACGAAGAGTTACGTATTGACATTATCTAAAAGGAGATCATATTGGGCACCCATTAAACGGAATCTATTATATATTCCAGGTCGTCCTGGAGCTGTATTACAAGGAAGCGAAACAGACGTATTAACAATCGAAGTTGATGTGGAAATTTCTTCAACTGTTGATCTAAATTTAAGAAAAACAGCAGAAGATTTTGCATCATGGTTAATAACTGAAGAGCCATGTGAGCTTACCTTTGATGATGAACCAGATCGAATATATTTTGCAGTAGTAGAAGGGGATTTTAAACCAAATGAAATTGTTTCAAAGGGTTATGGAACAATAAAGTTTCTCTGTCTAGACTCCTACAAATACGGTCCGGAAAAAGAAGCAATTTTTCCATCTGACGCTGTATCCCTCGACTACGAAGGAACAGCACCAGGTGACCCGATATTTGAACTAGAAGTACTTCAGCCAGTGACTTTCGCCATGATCCAAAACCAAAACGATGAATACATGATGATTGGAAAACCTACAGATGTCATTGACACGCCGTACGAAAAGTATGAGCGTGTTTTTTATTCGGATTGTAACAATTTAACGGGT